CTGCTGCGTTACCCGTATACAGCGCTATATAAAGTACCTTGACGCGGGGCCAGCCACTATATGTTGTGTTACCCACGTCTGCGCGAGCGCCGTTGCATGAGCTTGGTTGCATAGAAGGTGACGTTACGCCGTAGCTCCACACCGAAGGATTCGTTGATTACTTTCGCCACCTTACGTTCCACCTCGGGCGTGTCGGTTAAGCGTGAGGGAATAGGCCCGTATAGCTTCTTGATTGGCAAACGCTTCTTTGTCTTGCGGACGTATACGTGTCGGCCTAATGTCTCAGATACAAACGCCCCCTCATACACCTTACGCTTGCCCCATGCTCTAGCGGTGACGCCCTTCTTTGTTTGTCTTGGGTTGAAGTCCTTGAGTGGTATCGCCCCATACTTGACGATGATGCTGAACGTCTGCGTGCGTACACTGGATCTGATACGTGCAAAGAATCCGCGCTGATTCAATATCTTCTGCGTGATGCCAACCTCTTTGGCAACGTGTCGCCTTACCTGTGTCTGTGACTTAGCACCCACACGGTTAATAGATCGGTTGATTGCCTGTGGCAATACTTCACGCTCTAGCTTACTAAGGTTGTTCCTCAGCTGTTTGATGTCGCTGCTCAGTGTCACTTGCATCGTCTATCTCCGTTGGATACCTGCTCCAGAATGACTTGCCATACCTGCGATAAGCCCTGAGATATCGTCTGATCGTACACTGATGCACATCATATATCTGTGCGAGCGCCCAATACTCAATGCCATCAGCCTCTAACTTAGCGGCCTCTACCACCTCATTATATGTCAGCTTCACAATCTAAGTTCTTGAAGTTAGGCCAGCCATTCTCGCCGTTAGAGTCGATATAGATTTGAACCATCTCACAGTAAAATAGTTCATTGTCGATGTGATCTTGCATGTCTGCACTGCCAGCAAAGCCGATCAGAATTAGCAACACCGCAATGATTCCTGCGGCAATACAGTTTGTTTCTTTTAGATGCTCTTTCATGTCGTTTCCCTTTTTTTGAGGGCAAGAAGCCCACGCCCGTTATCGGGCTGTTATACAGCTTTTGTTATCGCTGCTTGTACTCGCGCGCTAATGTAGCGGCCCAGGCATCCTCATTTGGATTAGAGCGCAAAATGTTCAGATACATATCTTCACTAAGCCCTCTCGCCCGGCTGTAAGTCTTTAAGAACTCACGCGCCTCACTCCGATCTTGCAAGTGGTGACGCACAACCCACATCTCACGTTTCGCTTGTAAACACATAAACAACTCCTGATTGCTACTGTGTTGAGCGAATGTTTACACATTAAGTGTGTGAGTGCAACAAAAAAGGTGTGATTAATTCCAACTAAGAACAACGTGATCAGGATTCTTTTCTTTCTTTCTGACTTCCTCGCGGTAATGTGCCGCGATTTCCTTTCTCAGCGCCTCATTTGTTTTCAGTATGCCACGGCTCTTTTCACGCAAGAGTTCCATGTGGCCTGAGCCAAGTACCATCTCATACCAGTGATAAGCCTCAATTGGGTTCTCAGTCAGCCAGCGGTGACAAGCGGCACAGCCGGTGAGCAAATTATCAAGGCTATATCGCGTCACCTTATTTCTGCGGCCTACCAAGTGCATAGCCTGAAGCGTCTCAGTGTTGCCACAACGCAAGCACTTCCCATCCCGTAATCTGACAGCCTTACTGCACCAGATATCAGCTTGATCTCGTTTTATCGCCATAATGCTCTTTCTTAAACCAGCGTTCCCGTAACACGGCTTTCTCGCAGTTGCCACAATCGCAACTCCAGCCTTCCAAATAGTGTGGCGGCTCTTTCTCGAACTGCTCCACCATGATCTTTTTGCACTCAGAGCATTTAACTTTCGGAGGTTCCATTCCTGGGCCTTATCGTTGTGCGATGAATCTCGCCATCTGTCTTGTGATAGGTGATGACTTTAGCACCTCTTAATGATTGCCAGCCACCTCGTGCCGCGTATGCGTCGCGTGCAGCGAGAGTGGGATGTTGCTCGGTGATGGCCCCAGCGTCCTCCACCACTCGCTCATGGTGCAGATGCCCACAGTGCAAATACGATTGTGTTGCCTCTCCCCACATCTTCCGGGTACGTGGCTCGCTTGAGAATAGCTTTGCAAGCTGTGCAAGCCTTACCTTGTGGCCGTGATGAAAGCCCAGCATCGTCTCGCCCCACAGATAGGCATAAAACGGATAATCATTGTCGATCACCTCAACCCTGTCGTTTGTGAATACGTGCTTGATGTGCTTCCTCAGCCAAATAGAGCCGCTGATGTCGTGATTGCCCTCAGCTGACACCACAACAACCTTGCCAAACTTCTTCAGCATCAAAGACACGGCCTCAGTCATCACCGACATAGCCAAATCGACTAGCTTGGCATATCGGGTATCCGCGTCCAGGGCGTGCTGAGAGCTGGGCGTGCTGGCGGAAAGTATTCCGTCCCAGTGCAAGAAATCACCCAGCTGACAGAGCAAGCCAACCTCGCTATTCGGACAACTCGCAATCATGTCGTGAATTGAGTTCATAAAGACATCGCGTGCAATCGTCACATCCCAATCATCACCACTCTCCGCAGCGTAAGCGTACATACCCAAGTGAAAGTCAGTGATGGTAAGAAGAGACAGCAGATCAGCATTTGTTGTTTGTGGTGCGGGCTGTGGTTCAAAAGGCGGCAAGTTCTCAAGTGCGGCGTCTAGTCGATCACATAGAATCTCCAGCTGCCGCTCTTTGTCAGATGCGGATTTCACCCACTGCCCAGTAGGTTTTCCTTCACTGTTATAGAAGGTTGAGACACCTTTCACAGTGTAGCCATCTGGCACAGCGTGAACATAATCATGTTTTGGGCTGTAGCCTTGCTTTAAAGCTCGCCTGTTTATCGTGTCAATGTGCGATTGCACTGTGCTTCGCGCAATATCTAAATCATTTGCGATGTCGCGCTGACTCATTCCAGCTTCTACTCGGCTCATTACCGCTTTTTGCCTTTCGGTTTTGCAAAAGTCCATCAGGCTCATAAGCCTCCCCCCAGATTTTGCTTACCTTTGTTGTAGCTTCATGTACTCCGAATCTTGCGGATGAGATAACTTGATTCCCAGATCAAGCGCCCACTCGTGAACCTGCTCCATAAAGTCGAACATCTCCCCTGTATCGAGACTCGATGTTTTTCTGACTTGCGCGGGTATCACTGTCGTTCCAACGGTTTTATCTTCCGTTCCCAAATAACGGAACTTCAAAAGCTCTTTCAAATCTTCTTCTGTGAGATTCTTAGCGCCAGGATTTTTTTCCTTGAGGAAAACGACGGCCTCACGCACCCACAGATGAAACAGATCATTCTGGCTCATGCTTCTTCTTGGACGATATATCGACACCTTCCAAGCCACGGGATGTTCCCAATCCCATTGCGTCGCCAGATATTTGTGGAATGACTCAATGCGCTGCTTCAGCTCCATCTTGTCTTTAATCAGCCAGAACTCACCCATCACGATTCACCCGCTCACCGTCGAATGTCATGTATTGGCCGAAGTTGTCCAAGCATCGCTGTCGGAACGCTTCGCTTTTCATAAAATCGTGAGTCAAATCGTCGTTGGTAGTCCATTGCTTCATGGGTATTTTACCATTGTTAGTGCTTGCTTGCGCTGCAAATGGTGAAACTCCGCCCTTATCTCTAGCACGATTGAGCCACGATGTCACGAATCGCTTAATTCCCGTCTTTGTCTTGCGCTTTTGTGGGTTGCTATCGCACCAAGCCTCCATCGCGCCTAGTTCAGCAAATACATCCACATCAGGAAAGTTCTGCTGCCATGCAATCAAGTCTTTATCTTCAGGGTGCCATTCACTGCCGTCTTTCAAAATCATTAGTCGCCATCCTTGTCCATTTGCGGAATAGATCCTTGACTTGCTCAAGGTTCACCCGGTACGTCTCGCTTCGCCCACCATAGATGCGCGTCATCATCTGCACTTCCATGGTGACTGAGTTGCCATACAGCACATAAGCAACAATCTTGTCACTCACGCGCGTTAGCTGTTGAAGCAGGATTTCTTGCCCTCGATGTAAATGCCCGCCCTCATGCTTCCATTCCATGAACATGAAGTAACCGTTGATCTCAACGACTCCATCAATATCACTCATGGCGGCTTTGCCGGGAAAGCAATCAGAAAACTCTTCAATCTTTGGATGACATTCGATGAGGTAGCAACCCTTTTTGTTGCAACTCCACCGAATCGGATTGTGTCCCGTTGGTTTCATTGTCTCATTCCCTTTTTTTTGACAATAAGGATCATTAGTTTGTTATTAGATCGCACCCTTAACTTTTGTGTGGAGTTTTCGAACTTTGGGTGGATTTTTCATATGTGAGGCCACCTCTTCATCAATAATAATCTTGATGTCTTCCACTAAAAAATGCTTTAAGTAAAAATCGAATTCGATTCCTTCTTGCACATTTACCATTCCCTTTAAAACCTTATCGCATACTTTTTTCGCCACCTCTCTTTTTATTTCATCCATCAATGTAGGGATCTCACGTCGTACACGCGTACGAATAAAGCTCTCTGTTTCTTTCATTACACTTTCTCCAGATAATAGAAGTCATTAGAGGGCGGTAGTTGCCCTGTACAAGTTTTTAGTCTTAGTCCATCAATCCCAAATATCAGCGCAGATCATTTATCGCTCTGCCATCACGACGCCCTTACTACTTGGCAACATTAACCGCTGTTTGTCCCCGCCCTCAAAGGTTAGGAATTGATTCTGGCTTTTTTGAGCGGCTGCACCATGAGACAGCACTATTTAACTAGGCTCGACTAGGCACTTAGAAGATGGGGATACACACAACGACAAATTGTGTATAATCTGATCATCTTCTTTGAGTGGCTCCTTGAAGATATCACTGTCTATTCCCTTGGACAAGTGACATGGCCCGCCATCCTCTGTGCGGGCCTTTTTTTTAGCTTTCGATAAGTGCAAAGAGGGCAAAGCCAATCTTCGCATCCTGAACAGCATTGAGCCGGTGAGACGCTTGCTCAACCGTGTCCCAAGTGCTATCAATCTCATGCGTTACCATGTGCATAATCACAAACATCTCACGCTCCTAGCTTAATGAACTGCTCAACTTCCATGTCGAACAGTTCTGCCAATGTCACAACCCGGCTCAGTTTCGCATCATGCGAGTTCCGCCAGCGCTGCACGCTCATCTCACACACGCCAAGCTCTTTTGCGATCTGGCGATTTGTGATCTTGCGCTCTGCTTGCGCCTTTCTCATCGACGCCCCTATATCAAAACGGAATGTCATCTGAGTCAAAGTCCTTTATTTCTTGCGCTGGTGCTGGTGCCGGTGCTGGCTCTAACGTGGCGCGTGCATCCTCGATGCCTTTGGCGGCTGTCTCAGCCTTACCCCATCCACTGATCTTCATGTACTTCTCACCCTTGCTGCTGGTGTTGATCCATACATTCAAGCCATCCTCAGTGCCATCAGCGAGCTTGTAAGTTCCCTTGTAATCGGGATCAGTCTCAGCGGCCTTTTCTTTGTTCTTGAACAGTGCGCCCTCGCGCGGCTTGTTTTCATACGGCATT